GGAGTAGTAGACCTTCCGCCCTCCGTTGTTCAGCGACCGCGGAATCGCCATGCGGATGGAACGGTTGTTGGTGGGCAGGTTGTAGGCACCATAGCTCCCAGGCGTCGTCTCGCCGTCTCCACTGGTGCCGTCGCTCTTGTAGAAGGTGACCTTGAAGTAGTGCCAGCCGGCCTGGAATGTCCCCACGTTCGGATTGGAGAACTGACTGGGTGCGCCGGGGACGGCGGCCTGCGCGCGAGTCGTCACCTGCCGGTAGTAGCCACAGCCGAGCTCGCTTTCTGACGACTGATAGGCGAGCGCATAGCGGTAGACACCCACCGCGAGATCATCGCCATAGAGGAGAGCCACGGACGGCGTCTGTATGGTCACCTTCGGCGAGGTCACCAGCCAGAGGCGGCCTTCCGGGTCCATTTCCAGACCGTTGTAGTCCGGAGTGTAGGCCGGCGCGAAGCCGTCCACGTAAGGCAGGCCGAGATCAACCGACGAACCCAGGCTGAGTGCTCCGGTATCGGGGTTGATCGTGCCTTTGACCCCCTGGAGCGCGTTCGCGGTCTGTTGCCCGGCCTCCCACAGAAACTGCCGGTGCCACCAAGCGAACAGGCTGTCTTGATCGTCCACCAGCAGGCAAGGCGTTCTCCAGCCCGGGCCGCTGGTGCGATAGTAGGGATCGCCGATGTAGGGGAAGTCGATGTGGCCTTTGCTGATCCAGCCTCCCGGCGAGAGCAGGTTGTCCTTGTCTCCCCGGTAGAAGTGCAGGCGGAAGACATCGCCCAGGCTCTCGCAGACCGCAGTCCACGCGTGCCCCTTGCTGTCCGCTGCGCAGCATGGTGAGGCATTGTCATACTGACCGTTGTCGAACGAGGAGGTGATGACTCTCGCCCATGCGCCTGTCCACGTCGGCAGCGCTTTGCCCGATGGAAGAACCAGAGGCGGCCGGGGCCGGACGTTGCGCGCGGTCACCAGCGTGCCCCGGTCAAGCCGCAGCCAGGAGACTTGCTCGCCGCCTGCTGGCGAAGCGTTGCCGGCCACGAGCACCCGCTCCTGGCGGTTCTCCAGGAGTACCTCGCCGGGCCGTTTTGCCTGCGACACCTTGCCCCAGCCGCAGGTTCGGTGGGCGGCCAGGACGCGCTGCACTATGGAGGAGAGACGACTCACGAATCCCTCCAGCACTCGAACTCCACGTCGTGCGCCCACACGCCCTCGCCCTCGTCGTAGTGGGTGCGCACGCCCACGATGACGGCGTCTGTCAAGTCAGGGCAGTCACCCGGAAGGCTGGTGAGAGTGATCTTCTGGCCCTTGCGATAGGAGAACGGACGCGGCCAGAAGAGGCTCACTGTGTAGAGCCACTTGCCGCTTTCGGAGGCCAGGTCATTGGCGATCTGCTGGCAGATGGCGCTGCCGACCAGGTTCTCATTGCGATGGACCCTGGGCATGCTACCGCCGCCGTTCGCGCTGCCCTGGTACTGCGTGGTGTATTCGGTCTTCTTCAGATTGTCGGGAGCCGAGCCGTCTGGCTTCTCGTCCCACTTGCCCTCCGGGTCGGGAGCCTGGCGCACGCTCGACTGGAGAACGCCCGGCGCCTGTTCCCACTTCGGGAAGCCCTTCTTCACCGTCTCAGTGCCGTCGCTGGCGACCTTGAGTTCGGTGGTGACTGTGCGCACATCGGTCGGCGTGACTTGCTCGAAGCGAGTCACCACGTGGCTGGTCTTCTTCAGGGTCCCGTCGTCCTGGTACTCGCTCGTGCGCTCGTCCCGAAGGACGAGCCGCCACTGGCTGTCATAGCCGAAGCTGATCTTCTTACGAGAGCGCTTCGGCTTGTCGGTGTGCAGATCGCGCTCCTCCAGCACTCGGCTTTCAAGCAGCACGCGGCCCAGCCAGTTGCCCTCCGCGTCGGTCACATCTTGGTACGTGAGATCTTCGGTCTCCCTGGTGATCGTCACGAACTCGCCGCTGCCCTGGACGATGCCGGTCTCCACCACCCGGTGAGTCGGCGAGTCCTCCGTGATGCGCACGCTCGCCTGAGGCTCCCCCTCTCCCGTGTCGCCGGAGCCGGTCTTGGACTGCTTGGTCTGGTGCTCGTAGGTCGTCAGGGAGACGTAGGTAGCGCCATAGACTTTGACCTCGCCCACCGAAGGGCACCGGGCGCGACGAATGCTCCTGACCTGACCGAGGGAGCAGTCAATGGTGCCAACGCCCGATCCGTTTCCGCGCCGGCGCACCACCACGTTCTCCCCGTCCACCCAGGCGTCGGCATAGTAACGGCTGCCCGCCCGCAGCGGTTCGAGCAGTCGGCTAATCGCCTGACTTGCTGACTCCTCGGGCTGAAGCGTGAGCGAGGTGAGCGTGTAGTTCGGCGCGTCCCAGATCATGCCGAGACCGACCCGCGCCGCGATGCTCTTCGCCAGACTGCGGGCCGAGGGGTAGGTGTACTCCTTCGGCTCGTCATCCGGCCAGGTCCCGAAGCCATATGCCTCCTGCGCCCGCTCCTCGACCAGCAGCGCCGCCCTGTCCCGTCCGTGAATTCGCGCCCGCCAGGAGGATTCAGTCGCCTCCAGCGCGCACTCGTCGACGCGGAAAAGGCCGTAGTCGAGGAGTCCGGAGCCGTTCAGCCCCAGGCGCACGCAGATCAGGTCGCCCTGGTCGAGGGTGCGCCAGGCCTGTGCGACAGGCGAAGCTGGCGCGGCGGAATCCTCCTCGACCAGAGACAGATCAAGGGAATCCGCCAAGTTCCCCAGGCGGGAGTCGATCTCACAGGTTGTTGGTTTGACAGTGATCGCCATCTACAGGAAAGTCACTTCCGCCGTCGGCGCGAGCACCTTGGCCTGCGCGCGGGCTTCGAAGTCCTGGTTCACCACGTTGGCCAGGAGGAGCACCCCATCGGCCACCTTCGGGTTCACGTTCGCTTCCAGCAGCACTGCATCTGTCACCCGGTCCTGGAACACCTCCACATCCAGGCGCACCTGATCCGTCAACTTCGGGATGACCGAGACGAGCAGTTCCAGTTGGTCAGTCAGCCCAGGCATCAGGCTTCCTCGAACTGCACGTAAGCGCGTCGCGGGTTGCCCACCTGGGTCGTCCCGCCGGGCACGCTGTAACGCATCCAGCAGGCGGCGTAGTTGTCCACCACCATATCGCCGATGGTGATGTTCGCGGTCTGCCAGGTGCCCGGCGAGCCGGAGGTGTTTAGGGTCGGGGCATTCGCGCCCAGCGAGCCATCGGGAATCTGGTCGAGGTAGTCCGTCGTGACGTTGTCGCTGATCGTAGTGACCAGTTTCTTCTGCCCGCCTCCAACCGCGCTGCGGTAGATGCGCCGTGCCGTAGTGCCGCTCGGGCCGACGGGGATGTTGCTGAGCTGCACCCGCTGGTTGCCGGAGGTGGTGGTGATCTCGGCCTGTGTCCCCGGAGTCGTCTCGCCGTTGGCGGTGACGAAGGTCACGGCGTACTGGTAGAGGCCGATGCCGAGCTCGGTTCCAGCTGCCAGCGCCAGAGCCGGCGCGCCGGGTGGACTCAACGGAGCATCCTGGGCGATCTCCAGGAAGTCCAGGCCATCGTTCGCCCCGCTCTGCACCCGCCGGAAGCGGCAGTTCTGCAGGGTCTCAGAGGCGGTCGAAGTGTTCCTCCACCAGATGCGGCGCGGCGTGGTCTGCGCACCGTCGAGCACGCTCCCCTCGTCATAGGAGCTCTGGGCGGGGGTTGCGCCGTCGCTTTCGTACTTGGTGACTTGCTTCGCCATATCAGTCTCCGATCACGCCACCACCTGGATCACGTCAAGTAGCATCTCCACCCGGTAGGCGTCGTGACCCCGGATGCGCTCCGGATTCAGCGCCCGGAAGAAGACTCGATACTCGTGGCCCTTGTGATCCACCCACTTCCAGACCTGGGCGGTCACCGCGAACTTGGCCTTGAGCGCGTCCAGCGTCGCCTGGCTCATCCAGTCCGTCCGCAGCCGGATCTGGCGATCAACATCCTTCGCGCCAAAGTCCTGCCACACGCGGCCGCCGTCGAAAGTGACGTGCGAGGACGCCCGCCGCTCCGGAGGCCCGTCGTCGTAGGAGACCGGGTCCTCATCCAGGTAGGTCTTCTCGGTGTCGTCAGGCTTGCCCATGTAGCAGGCGGCAGCCACTGGTCAGTCCCTCGCATAGGCGTGTTCGCGCTGCAGCATCTCGGCGAGCTGGTCGGCGATGCGGCTGATGTCCGTCCCCGCGGTCACCTGCCGACCGCCGATGTAGAAGTTGTAGGTGCGCGCCGCCCCGGGTGTTGGACCCGCCGCCGCTGCCGCGCCCGCCAGCGCGGGCTGCAACCTCACGGAAGCCAAGGCCTGGAGCCGCTGCTGGAGAGCATCGAAGACCTGTTGGGCCACCTGCACGATCTGCCCGCCGGTCTGGGAGAGTTGGTCGCGCAGGGTCTTCTGCTCGGTCTCGATCTGCTTGAGCGTCTCCACGTGCTGACGCTGGCGCTCCTCGAAGGCGGCGCGATCCTGGGCCGCGAGTTCCTCCTTCGCCTGCTGCATCTCGGCGAAAGTCGACTCCAGCGCCGCGGTCGCGGCCGGCTCCGGCATCTCCCCGGCCTGCGCCATGTCCAGAATCAGCTGGCGCTCGCGCTCCAGTGAGTCCAGTCGCTCCTGCGCGCTGAGCTGTTCCTCGGCGCGTCGCTGCTGCAGCGCGGCCAGCTCGTCGGCCGCAATACGCGCCATGGTCTCCTGATCTTCCTCGCCCGTGAGGCGCGCGAGGTCGCGGCGGTGCTGGAAGGTCAGGTCGATCAGGGACATCTCGTAGGCGTGGAGGCGAGTGCGCTGATCCAGTTCCTCCTGCGCCCACTGCTTGCGAGTGTCCGCCAGGCGCTTCTCGCCTGACCCCAGCTCGCGCTGCATCCGCTGGCGCTCGGAGAAGATGGTCTGAGCGAGGCGAAGTTCTTCTTGCTGGAAGAGTCGGCTCTGCCCGGCCTCGGCCCGGGCCGCGTTCACCTGGCGGATGAGATCGAGGACGCGGGAGAGCTGCGCGAGGTACTCGCCAGTCTGAAGGCGATCGGCCTGGCGCATCCCTTCA